AAGTCGTCGCCGTAGATATCGCCAGTTACAGCTTTCAGCTCTACACTGTAGTTACCGATGTTATACTCACGCGGTGCCAGCGGCTCAGCAGGCTCCATCAGCAGGGTGTACACCAGCGGTACAGATTCAGCACCGTTGCGTGCGTTCATCACGATTGCCAGTGCGTTGCATGGCAGGCCCAGCGCCGCAGCTTCCAGGGTGATGAAGGAAGGTTTACCGTAAGAGCTCTTAGAAGCAGCCGGATCGTTTTCCAGGATGTTCTCAGCGATCTTCTTGAACTCATTGACGTCAACAGCGCCAGAGGTCAGACCCAGAGTACGGTTCAGGCCAGAGTAGGAATCGTCCAGGCCGTAGTAATTAGATTGTTCCATCTTTTGTTCCTTGCTTTCGAAAGTTTGTGAATTGTGGTTATGGGTTGAAGTTGGTGCTACCGGCTGAACTGGACGAGCAGTTGGTGCTGGTTGTACCGGTGCTGCCACTGGCGCTGGTTGCGCTACAGGTTCTGGATTAACAACCTGTGCATTACCCGACTCCAATGAACGCTCACCGCCAGCTAACACTTCGCCAGCCACGGCGCTGTCTGGTTTCTTGGCAGCGGCTTCTAAAAGCGCGTTACCGAGTGAACCCATGCCAGTAGACCCGTCGGCCTTCTCTGACTCGTTACGTTTCAGTGCCATCTTTGCGATTCCTTAAACATTGCAATGTTTGGATTAGTTCCATTACTAATCACAAAGGTAATATATATCTGAAAAAATCTTGAAACTACCCCATAGGGTATTATGCCCGGTTAAGGGCACCGTAGATTACTCTACATACAATGTGTCATTTGCAGGCAAAGTTTTTAGACTACGTTATATAACCCTTTTCCCGATGACCACCTTGCGGCAGTCATTCGTTCTATAATATAGAGCATTCAAAGTAAAAAAATACTTAACTCGGAGGTTTCATGTATAGCTTGTTTGAAACACCCCGTACCAATATCACACCGCGCTATCACTATCAAGCCTTCGAAGCTGTCCGTCGTCGTTGGGATGAAAACATCTCAAGACTCAAGGGACACTGGTTCGCCAGTGGGGAAGCGGTAGATTCAGCGCATGTGTTATCACGCTTGGTCGGCAGTTTCTCCATACCCTTGTACGATGATGTAAGAAAATACTTCAACGCCATTACCGACTTTGTCCCTAACCTTTGTCTAGGTGCAGGAATCGTTGCCCCCACTAATCAGAAACCCACGCAGGATGAACCAGGTTGGTTCTACGGACTGAAAGGGAAAGAATGGTTAGTTAGTGTGGACTTTGAAATAGACCCTGAGAAAGCCCTGAAGGATTGGCGTAATATAGAAGCGTTGAAAGTTATCCGCCATACGCTGACCGATCTGGATATGGCTCTCCCGGATGGTAAGCAGCGTAACGTGCCTGACGGTTATGTGGTCATTGCCATTGATGTTCCTTTATTAGCAGTTCAATACTACGGCTGGATTAAATCCCAATTGTCAGTAGATGCTGGTAATAGAGAAAGGGTTCAGCAGTTCATCGGACAATACGTACTACCTAACCTTCTGGTGAGTCAAACCACTGTAGCCTGGTTTAACCGTATTCTAAATACGTGGAACAGTGCACCGGTGGCCAAAGAGGCTAAGCAAACCCCAATTGCTATCGCCACCAACTACACCAGTGTTGACCGTGTGGTAGGACAGATCGTTGATAGCATTAAACTCAATCGACTGACCTATACTGAACTCATGGGGTTAATCCCTACGGCTACCAGTAAGTCTCTACTGTACTTCTTACAGTTACCCTACACGGTAATTCACAGACAGAACCAGTGGGTGATTGAAGTGGCCTATATCCCATATGCATCATTAGCACTGTCTGCATCAGCCAGCTTTGACAACGTTCAAAACCAGCAGGAACGAAACCATGTCTGGCGTCTGATCCAACGCATTAAAAACGACCGTTTATTTGATGCCGCCCCTAATCCGGTTAAGTCAGATATTCTCCTGGACTTTGATATCCAGGTTGCAGCATACGTACAAAAATAAAACCCACACTCTACCCCGCAAAGGGTAGAGTGTGTTGTATGCCGTTAGTGGCGATCTGAGATGAGGTTTGAGATGCTGTCATCCACGTTGATATAGTAACCCAACGATTCTAAGATCAGGTAGTAGGCTTCCATCGTGTTATAGATAATCTTGCGAACATCGATAATGTCAGTGATTTCTTTTGGTACGCCACCTGACTGCACGATGCTTGCTGGAAGCATAATCGTGGTCATGGTTTCTTTACCGTATTTCTTCGCCCAGGTTTCTAACCGGTTAGCCAGATCACGGTCTTCAATGCTAGCGATCCACTCTGCAAACTTCGTTTTGTTGTTAGCAGCTACGGATGCTTTAATAGCAAAGAACGGTGGTGCTTCAGTGTTACCGTATTTGTCAGCAAACACGTCCTGCCACATGACGTAGTGTCCATATGGGGAACTCTCAGGCTTAGCATAGAACTCAGGAGCTTTAACCTGCGCTGTAGTCAGATAACGCGTTTCACCGGTACGGATACTGCGTTCGATCTCACGTTCACGGTCAGCTACGTCTTTCAGAATCTGTTGGAGATCAATCTCTTCACAGTTCTTAATCTTAGCCATGATGTGCTCAATCAGTTCGTTAGCACCACGCATAACCTCATCAGGGACTTTAGAGGACTTGAGTGACACCCCTTTGATTTCTGTTTCGTGTTCAACGTATACGTTACCTTCACGCGCTGACATACATGCGTAGTAGTGCTTAGCGCGAGGAGTCAGTGCGAAGACCGGGAACATATATTCGTTCTTCATTGACACGGTATGGATTTTCTCAGGCACTATACCCATGTTACCAGACATCACAGCCAGATAGTGCTTCACCAACTGAGAAGTAAAGTATACAACGATGGATGCAACGTCCGTAGACTGTTCGGTAAAGTCCAACTGTCCGGAATACCAGGTTGTCCAGTCTTGTACGGTAAAGATCGTTGAGTCGGTGTCAGACACGATCGCAGTACGACGGATACTGGTAGGGAATGCTGCCAGTGACCCTGGCACGTTACGCGTAACAAAGAAAGCGTCATAGATCTCTTTGTATGTAGCAATGTTCTCCATCAGCCCGTGTGCTACGGAACTAACATAACGAAGACGATCACCACCTTCACCCACAACGTCCCAAATGGTAGAGCCGTTCAGAATAGGACCACAGAACAATCCAACCAATGCGAACTGGTCATCGTCCAGTGCTTTAATAACTGCCTTTGGATCTTCAACGTCATAAACGCGTTTGGTGATTAATGCGGTAATCATCTCACGCATAAATGCATCGTTGAATTCTTTCAGGTGCCAGAAGTCGCCAGTGTAGGCAAATGCTGCACGCTGAATAGGGGTCATACCTGAAACCAGACGAATAACCGATTCCAGCTTATCGTCAGCCTGCCAATACAGATCAGTTGAACGTTTGATAATACCGACGGTCTGTTCTACAGTAGGATAGGCAAGATTGAATTTATCCATTGCCGCCTGGACTGCCGGGTAGTTGCTATTAGCAATAATACTCGTGACATTCCACAGGGTGATATCCAGATTGTAGTAGTGACGGTTACCTGTAATGAAACGTTCGTTAGCTGCGTTAGCCGTACCTGATGCCGAACGACACAGGCTAGTCAAAGTGGAGTGACCCGACTTAATGAAAAGCGGTGTAGATGCAGAGGCGTGTGCACCCGACAGACTGTTGTTCTTTACTTTATATGTCGTCTGTAGAATGTTGTTGAATGCTTTACCGGCCTTATCGCCTTTCATATCACATTCAAACATTTTCTTCTTAACGTCTTTACGCTTCTGTAAGTTTCCCATGATGTATTGTGCCAGCATAGATTGTTTCTCAGCTGGGTTAAAATACACGGCCATGGTAGCAGACATAATACACTGGCGTTCTTCCACAGTACGCAGGTAATCTGACATAGTGCCAGTATAGACTTCACGGTTACCTTCGGTTTCTTTAGCCAGGTATAGTACACGTGGGTCTTTAAGTTCGAACTGTCCCCCTGGGGCAATGGACGCTTTAATACGATCGTAGCAGTCCTGATACGGCAACCCTTTCAGAGTAGACATATAGGTAGCGGCGTCATGCAGGTAATGTTTTACCATGTCTAAGTCGCGGCTATAGTGTTCCTTTGCTAATGTAAACATTCTTCTACTTTCCTCAGTTGTTACTTCGTCATACTATCACCTCGGTCTGTAAAAAAAGAAAGACGGCATAAAAGGCACTCCCGAAGGAGTGCCCCAATGTGCGCTATTTAAGGAATCGAACCACAAGGCCCCGACTCTCCATCCGTAGAAAGTCTGACACGGAGACTGTAATTCATATAATGGTTTAAATGTACACAACTTTTGCAACTTTATTCCCTGTCGTTGCAATTGCAGCAGTCACTGCATTGATAACATCCTGGTTGGCGTTGTCAATATAGAAGGCCACTGTGGCACCATCCACCACAGTTAGTGTTGACGCCAGAATGTACGGTTCGCCGATGTAGGTAGTATTACCATTAGCCAGTCGAATCTTCAACCAGTTATAATCATCAGCAGATGCTGGGGTGCCGTCGGGTAGTGTGCCGAACACGTTAGCATGTAATGCATACGGATCGACGTTACCTTGTGGTACTGACTCAGCATCAAATTTACCCAGGATCTTACATCCGTTGAAATTGATGTTGATAATTGCCTGGGTGCGACTGTGCAGTGAGAAGTTTACCGTGTCGCGGATATTGGCCTTGCCGAGTACATCCATCATTTAACTCCAAAATAAAGAAAAAGTTGTATGGGTCACATGATTCTGCGCAGAGGTCCACATTCGCAAATGACATATTAAGTTTCCGTAAGAACTCATTGATCAAATGCTCCAACGAATCCAGTACAAAATCCTCAAAGTGTTCCCCTTCGGCAATCTCGTCACCCAGCAAAAACCTAGCGGCCCTTGTCACGTAATTAGCGGCCATCCAAGGGTTAGATGGCACGTCAATGAACTTCTCTGATTGGACTACCTGCAAGAGATCGTCCAGTTCTGAATTACCGAAGACTAAAAACATAATCGTTACCCTAAAGTAACTAACAACATACAGTCGTGGTAATACACATTACCAATCGGTCGACCCATCCCGTAACAGGCGTGTGCGCTATTTACGTTTTGTTCTACACGAATGGCAATTTGATCCAACAACTCAAGGAATGTCTCCAAGTCCTCAGTAGCCCCTGGGTAAGCCTTATTAATGTACTGATTGTTGTTAGCGTTGGACCACGGTTGGCCCAGACGTTTCTCATTATAAGTGGCTACACCCATGCGAATCAGGTCTTCCGCATTGTAGAGGATTTCAACAAACCCCACGTTGCGAAGTATAGCGTAATCAAACAGCTTATCGGTTTCTACGATAAGGTTATCATATTCATTATTCATACTAAGCTCTCAATAACACTTAGACCGATTAACAACGAGTCGTACTCAACAATGACACGATCCGCAGCTATCCATTCGTAAGCACTTAGGTTAAGGGTTTTCGCCAACACACCACTCAAGACGTCTGCTAGTATGTCTACGTTCTGTATTAAGATATTGTAGAAAGTCGCGTCATCGTCAAATGGTGCACAAGAAATGCCAGACTGTTCTAACCAAATACCCACCTCGCGATCTTGCTCAGACGAGCCAACTCCCCTGAGTCTCAATACGGCGATGTGTAGACACAACCAACTGAAAGATGTCTCTTCGACCTCTAGGCTATTTGCCACCAGTCTAAAACTGTTATCCCCTTCCGGCAATCGGTAGGCACACCATAGTGCCGTACTGCTACCGTAGCGGGGGTTATTGTAATTGCCATTCACTTACAGGTCCCTCCAAATTATCACACACAACATAGACGTCGTTATAGACGATAGTCACATTCTTTACGACGGTGTGATAACCTTCGTTGGGGAAAGCGATGTATTTAGTTAGCCAACCTACGTACATCGACATCTGACTACAGTAATATTCAATAATGGCTTTCTTGTTAGTCGTTGGGGGTAGGGAATAGTCAGAGTCCAATAACTCTTCTATATTACACTCAATGATTTCAAGCCACGTATCCCGGGACTCGCTGTCGAACGAACAATAGTAACCATCTACTGCGTGATGGATAATTTGTTCAAAACTTAGATACCTGGCCAACTCGTCAAAGTGTGGACCACTCCCCAGGAAACGCAGATCGTACACCATACAGAATACTGGGGATACCATAACACCTCACTCAAATATCAACACGACGGTGTAAAGGGAATCGACTTTAACATCAATCAGTTTCATACCCCTCACATTTAACGAGAAGATATTTTTAAACAGTAGCCAACATTCGTTAGAGCAACACAACAACATATTAGCCACCACATCCATCACACCATTTCGGCCACAGACTTCGATATTGCCCCAATGGTTCTTCAATGTGGATGCCACACCGTACAAACTAATGGGGTCTACGTTATTATCGGTAAACCAGCGTCGGTGGGAGAGTATCGCTATGGCCTCCAAGCAGTCGACGTGTGCTTGTTCCCATAGCACTCCTAGGTGGGCCCTGAACGTTTCGCTGAATGAGGTCAAGTCTAAGCAGTAGGCTGTCAGAGGCCGTTTTGAGTTCGTTAATCCAAGTGCGGTCATACCGAATATATACTCCATCTGCAAAATGGATGCTCGTGATCGTCCATCCACCGGAATAAACATACCCTGACAAGGCACGGTCAAAGTAGCGATCAATAAGCTCAACCAGATCTGTGACTAAGGCCACAATCATTCTGGCCACATTCACCAAGGTGACACTATAGTTAACGTTGGTGTAGCCTGCCATGAAACAGAGGGTTTCATTATACGTCTCAGGTAGACGCAAGGTTAACCAATGGAATAGGTCTTCGCCAGCATCACCGTTTGATTGGGAATCATCCCATAGGGCTATTGCGAGCATAATCAGCCACTCCTGCTCGAAAGCAGAAGCG